TTCGCTTCCGTATCTCTTTCTTCTACGGCTCCCGTTATGTTAGATCGCACAAATTCAGGGAGAGTTATATCAAGAGCTGTAGCCGCTCAAAACTGGTCTATAGATATTAAATATAACCCTATGACTCGTGAGCAGTTCGAGCCTGTTTATAATTTTATACTACAGAGAGGGCGACTAACCCCTTTCAAAGTATCTTTACCCCAGAACAAAGCACCCCGAGACACAGACTTCGCTACTTTTGTCGCTGCAACAGACGGGTTTTCTCCTATATCAAATACTAATGCAGGTACTAATACCCTTACTTTTGATAAGTCGGGTTATACAGTGGCAACTAATAAAACGCCCTTACCTGGCGACTTGTTTAACATCTCTGATTCTAACCACCATAAGACCTATAGAGTTACCCGTGTTGAGACTACTTCAGACAACTCGGGTGCTGCGCTTGGAGCTAATGAAGTCCGTATACAATTCACACCCCCACTAGTCAAAGCTGTCACACTTGCTAGCTCAGAGCTAGAGTTTAACAATCCCATGGTTCGAGTACTACTCGCATCAGACGTACAACAATATTCTTTGAATGTGAGTAACCTATACTCCTTTTCACTAAAACTTGAGGAAGCATTATAATATGGCACATAGACCAGTAGGAACAGCACTTGAACAGTCTCTAATTAATGGAGATGTATTTTCGTATGCACACTTAGTAAAATTTGAAAAACCTCTTCAAACCGAAACAGGTGCTTCTAATGAGGATGCAAAGTCTTATGCGTATATAAGTGATGGCTCTTTTGATATTACTTGGGATGATGGTACTTCTGATATTAACGGGAATCTCAACGGTGCTCAAACATATGTTGCGAATAGACTTCTTAAAGTCGGTACAGTATCTGAGACTACTCAGGCACGTGCAAGTAACATCAACCTAGAGGTATCTTCTATAGCTCTAAGTACTACTATGAGTACTACTCTAGCAACTACAGCTACTACTATCACAGCCTTAGAGAGTATTGTAGACGCAGGTTTCTCCGAGGGAGACACTCTGACATTAAGTACTCCAGTTGCAACCATACGCTTGGATTCTTTTTCAAATGATAATAAAACTGCTGCAGTAACAGTAATAAAAGGTACGCTTACTGTTGCCTCAAACCTATCCTGCACACTTACTTACGCCTCTGGTGAAGTAGATGGAATTTTAACAGATACTAACGCTACTTCTTACGCGGGCTATATCAATAGAGAAGTATTTATCTATAAGGCACATATTGATGTAGACACAGGTGCTATTATTGGCGCACCTTATCTACTCTTTAAAGGTATAATTGCAACAGGAAAGTTAACTGAAGACCCTACTAAAACTTCTAAGGTATCCTGGGGGCTTACTAGCCACTGGGGGGATTTTGTTCGTGTAAACGGAAGATTAACTTCCGACGCGGAACATAGAGCTTTAGACGGCAGCGGTAACTCCGATAAATTAGCAGTAATTCGACCTGAGTATGGAAACGACTTAGGCTTTTTACATTCTGAAACGGCTATAAACATAATTTCAACTTATCAAATTATGGAAACCCGATATAAGGAGAAGAGGAGAGGAGGTTTAGCAGGTCTCTTTGGAGGTAAAAGACTCGTAGAGTACGAAGTGGAGGTAGATCGTGAAGTCGACTTACGCTTTAACCTGGATGCAAAGAGACTTCCTGTCGTATATGGTGTACAGAGAATTGATAGTTTTCCTATATTTACAGATACGCTAAAAGATAACTCAGGTAAGATATATGTTGCATATGCACTTTGTGAAGGAGAGATAGGCGGAATCTTTGATATATACCTAGATGATCAATCCTCTATATGCATAGATAAGAATGATGAGGACACTAGAAGCCCTGTTGGGTCTCCTGCGGAAGTACTCTGTTCGGGTCGTATGGATAGAGGAGACACTCTATCCCCAAAAGCTACCTCAAATGGTTCATATACAGTTTCATATGAAGGGGCTAGCTTCTCTTTTGGTAATGGAGGCATAGCCGCATGGGATGCAGCTAACTCTATATTGAACTTATCGGGCATTAATCTGCCTAATGCTACGCCTCTCGCTGTAGTTTCTGGAGGTGTAGAGATAGGTACTGCCGGAGGTAGTGGTATTACCCATGGAAAAGGAACCCATTTCAGTACTCCTATAGATACTAAACTTACACTACATACAGGTAAAGAATGGCAGTTATCTGATGATCTTCTGAGCTCTATTGCAGCAGCAAATAATTTTAAGATACAGTCCGACTACTTTACGTCTACTGGAGATTACTGGGGACCCAATCACCAACTTCTAGATACAGCGTATGTTGTAGCAGAGTTTACTGTGTCTGAAGGAGAAGTAACAATTCCTGAGATGGAGTTTGTCGTAAAAGGCAAACTTTTAGAGTGTTATAATTATGACTTCTCTTATTTACAAGATAGTTACTATAGCTCAGATGCACTTTCTAACTTTCATCCAGGAGATTTAGTTACAGTAAAGAATAGTGTGAGTGGGGCTACTATCTCTACTGTTCGTATTGCTGATATAGAAGCGTACCAAGATACTGAGAATAATACTGCGTATAGAATTAGATTTAAGGAGTCGCCTGCTTTAGGAAGCGTTACAGCTTTCTATATTACAGACGGGACCAATAATTATTATCTAGCTACTTATGATAATATATTAAATTCTGGGAGTGTTTCAGAGACCCTTATTGCAGGGGCTACTACTACAGTTTCTGGTACAAGTATAGGACTTGATGTCACACCAGATGCAGGCACTACATCCTCTTTTGATTCTGCAACTCTTATATCTCAGATGCTAGCTTTGGGTACAGCAAACCTTCTCGATACAAATGAGCAATATGAGCAGCAGACTATTCTTGGTAGTAACTGGTACTCCACCTGGGATGGAACAAAGTGGGTGTCTGTAGGCTCTACACAAGTTAATGCAGCCTCTGTCGCTGTAGCAGAGGTAACTATAAAAGACTGTATAGCTTTAGGGGCTTCAGCAAGCGCTGTAGACAATGCTTACAATGGTCAGTACATAGAAGTTACTCATAAATTTATAGACAATACAATCTCAGTACAGAAAAGAAAAATTATAGACTATGTTGGTGCAGATAGGATTGCTAAAGTCGATTCTCCTTGGACAGAGACAGCTATTCCCGTACTTGGAGATACTTACAAAATTATAAGTAGAGGAGACCTGAGAGTATCTACTAACCCGTCTATGCAAGTTTTGGATTATATTACCAACAATAGGTATGGAAGAGGTTTAGATTTAGATAAAGATATATACTTAGATTCATTTACTAATAGTGGTCGCGTATGTGATACACGATCTGATGTAACTATGTTATTTCCGTCCTCTGCTAACGCAACAGCAGGTGCAGTTTATGATCTAGTAGACACGGGAGGTGTGCGAAGATTTCAAGGAACATTAAAGGAAGATCTAACTGTTGTAACTGATGCAGCAGGAAACGCTACAGGTTATAAGGAAGGTGTGTTTACTGACGTAGTAGGTAAAATTGCCCGTAAATGGAACAACTGGTATGAGTTCCAAGATGGAGAGTATATCTGGTGGAATAGTAATATTTATGAAATAGCCACTACAGGTGTTGTCGCAGCTGATCCTACTAATACTTTGGTACCTTCTTCCTCGGTGCAACCTCTTACTAAGATAAGCGGTACGGGAGATTCTTCTCTTTCTATAGATGTTGCTTCTACGCGAACTACTTTTGATGGCAACCCTATAGTTAAAAAGTATGTGCCTGCTTCTAACTCGTACGCAAATGGATATAGTTTATATGATTCTGACGATGTTAAGTACTGGAGATATCTAGGATGGAATGCTCAGTCTCAAGACTATGTTACACGTCACCAGACAAATGCCGTAGTTAATACTACCAAGTCTGTTTTCGAAAACATTAATGGAATGCTAGGACATTTTAACGGTATTTTACGCTATTCAAACGGTAAATATAATCTGTCTGTTAAAACTGGTACAGACTCTTTTGGTACCGCGCAGGTTATTAATGAAGATGACATTATCGGTTCCATAAACTTAGAGGATGCAGGGCAGAAAGGTACTTATAACAGAGTATCTGTAAGCATCCCTGATCCTCAAAATAGATATGAGGGTCGATCGGTAGCCTTCTTCAACTCTACATACTTAAAGCAGGATAGAAACGTAGCAAAGAAGGGAGACATAAAGACCCCTTATATTACAAACTATTTTAATGCGAGAATAAATGCCAAGCAGTACCTAGAGCAGTCTCGTAAAGGGCTAAAAGCAACTTTTAAGATTGGCCCTGCAGGTTTATTACTTACAGCCGGTAGTCTTATAAAAGTTAATAACTCTAGACTGGGTTGGGTAAATAAAGAATTTAGAGTTAGTAACTTGAACTTTACGGATAACTGTCTCGTACAAGTAACCGCAGAAGAGCACAGCGCAGAAGCATATTTAATAGATTCAATAGCTAATCCTGAATATTCCGCAGGAGAGAACTCAGGTGCGGGTACTCTTAGCATTGCCGCACCTACAACTTTAGTAACTCCTGAAGCAGACTCTAATAAGGTAACTGAAGGCAGAGTTATACTACAATGGACAAATTCCACTAATTTCAGTCCAGACACACATACTGTTCAAGTATGGCGAACTACTGCTAATGATATTCAAGATGCTAGCTTAAAGATGGTAGGCACGTCTAAGACAAACGAATTTATAGATATCCCTCTTACAGAAGATACATACTATTACTGGGTTCGCTATGAAGTGATTCCTAAGAGCCGTACTAAGACAGTGTTTGGGCCTTACAACGCCATTAGATACGCAGGAACTGATACTGATTTTGTATTTGCACAAGGCGCTTCTCCTACTGTAAGTATAAGAGCAGATAATGCTTTCATTACATACAGCACTCTAGGGGCAGAAGATCCTGCAAACCAGGCTATACAACTTACCGCTTCACCAAAAAATCAGCGCACTGGGGCAAATGTACAATATAAGTATACCTTCACTGACGGGTCTGCTACTCACACTACTAGTCCCATCTCAGCTACTACTCCCCCTACAGAGACTACTGTTAATCTAACTACTATTGGTCTCGCCAAGCCTGCAGCTTCAAGTTCTCAGGCTATAACTGTACAATTACAGGAAGTAGTAACAAACGATGATACAACTGTTACAACAACTGTAATAGCTACAGATACTATGACTCTTGCCGGCTTACAGTCTGGTAGTCAAGGTCCTGGAGGCCTGACCGTTGTAGTAAGTAATGAAGTGCACGCCTGTCCAGCAGACGGCACTGGTACAATTCTCGGAGGAGGTTTCGCAGGGTCAGGTACTACTATTCAGGTATTCGAAGGCACAAACCAATTAGCTGTTGATAATGCAAGTCCCTACGCAGTTAGTACCTTTAGAGTTACTAACGCAGCCACAACTGGAGGAGTCACTGGACCTACAGGAACTCATTCAGGAACGACATTTACAGTTGGAGACATCACTGCACTCACTTCTGATACAGGCACTAGACCTTTTACTATTGATATAGTTTTTGCAGACGGCACTACCACGACAGTTACAAAAACTCAGTCTTTTACTCGAATTAAAGATGCAGACGCATTGACCTCTACGTCTAGTACAGTTGCGGGGGTAACTACTGTTAGCTTTAGTGATGGTAGTAGCTTTACTATTAATGACGGTGCAAATGGAACTACTAAAGGTGTAGCAGCTATTTTTGCTAGTGTACAGTCACCTACCCCCTCTCAGATAAGCTACACTCAAGGTTCTTTTGCATATGTAAACTACTATGAGTATACAGGTACTAAACCCGCTATAGGTGCATACAGCCAAAGCAATCTTAATGCATTAACATTTGTTAAGTACATTGGAGAGGATGGAGACAGTGAAGGTGTACTACCTGTATATGCTGATGATGCGAGTGGTACTAATAAAAACTTAGTCAGGCAGGCTGGACAAGAGTTCGTACAATTCTATGAGTGGGTAGGCACAGCACCTACTAGTGCTGCAGGTATTACAGGTACTTGGGTTAAGTATGTAGGAGAATCTGCAATATCCTACCAGCTTAGCAACCCTGCACACACGGTAGCGTGTGACAGCTCAGGAACCCCTCTATCAGGTTCTTTTGTAGGCTCCGGTACAGACTTGAAGGTATTTGAAGGTAATATTGCCCTTAACTATGCGGCAAGTGGTGCGACCCCAGGAACTTTTAGTATATTTGCAAATGGGGGTAGTATTGTAGGAACTGGAGTAACACCAGGTGCGGCGACCCAAGGAGGCACACACCCTACTTATTATGTAGACCTGGCAGACATTACAGCTATGTCCGCTACTACAGGTAATATTACTTTTACTGTTATAGGAAAAAGATTGGATGGAACTTCTTTCCCCTCGTTTACTGTAGTACAAGCTTTTTCTAAAGTAAATGCAGGCGCCTCCTCCACTGTTCCAGGCCCTACAGGACCCGATGGATTAAGAACTGTTCAAGGCTATATATACTATGAAAAAACTACTTCCGGAGCGCCCCTCCTTGGAGGTACAGGTACCTATAGTTTTGCATCAGGAGGTCTTACAGGGTTAAGCACTGGAGTTAATACTTGGACAAATGAGCCAAGACCTCAGGTGCCTACTTCTACAAATACTCATTATACTGCAAAATACTATGGTACAGAATCTTCAGCAGGAAGTAGTACAATAAACGTTAACTTTAGTAGTGTTGTTCAACACACTAACTTTACAGGTGTTGTTACCTTCAGCAGCGGTACCACTATAACTGATGGATCTAATACTTTAACGCCTATAGACCCTGCAGCTGTGCAGTCTCATATTGGAGGGGCGAATGTTACCACAATCGATGGGGGTAACATAGACACAGGTACAGTCACAGCTGATAGACTTCAAGTTGGAGAAAGGAATCTAACCACTTCTAGGCTATTATTACTTGATGACTCTTTAAAAATATTTGAGGGTACAACTCTACGTGTACATCTAGGTAATTTATCAAACACTGATACATAACCATGAAAAAAATAATCCTTGACAATATACCCCAACTTGTCTATAATTCTGTAATGGAGAAAATCATATGAGCGCAGCCCGATACAACCTGGTCATTGACCAAGGATCCGATTTTGCGGTAGAGTTTGCTCTGGCCGAGAACGGCTCCGCCAAAGATTTAACTAGCTATTCTGCAAGGGCTCAAATGAGAACAGCTAGGACTAGCCCCACTGCCGCCGCTACATTCACTTGTAGCATTCCAACTCCTACCAATGGCAAGATTAATATGACGCTGTCGAACGCAACTTCGACAGCGGTTGCTGCTGGTAGATATTTTTATGATCTAGAAATTTTTACCGCTGGAGATAGTTCAGTAACTAGATTATTACAGGGGGAGGTTAACCTTACCCAAGAGGTGACTCGATAATGGCAATTTCTATAACCGCCACCACTTCTGGTGGAACCACTGTTGTTACGTCATCAAGTATTGCTTTTGCTGGAGTAAGTTCTACAGGAGTAGCTTTTACTCCTTTTGGTAATATAACTGCTGTAAATGTTCAAACAGCTTTGCAGCAAGTAGATACTAGAATAGGGAATATTTCGGCTGGGGGTGGTGGTACAGGTACCACAACAGCTTTTACTCCTTATGGTACAATTACAGCCACAAATGTTCAGCAAGCTTTAGAGCAATTAGCTGACCAAAACTTTAGAACCGCTTCCACGCCCACTGGTTCTAATGTGAATGAGGGTGATACTTGGTACGATACTAGTACTGAACAATTTAAAGTGTATCGCGAGACTAGTGTTGGTGTCTTTCAGTGGGTTCCTATTATGTTAGGAACGCCTGGTCTAGATTCTGACACTCAGGACGCAGGGACCTTCTAAGGTCAAAAGAGAAACTAAAACATGGCTCAAACATTATTAATTAAAAGAAGTAATATAACCGCCGCTCCCCCAACGATCGGCTCCGCTGGAGCACTCTCTGCGGGTGAACTGGCATATTCAAGTCACGCTAGTGGCAATCGTCTATATATTGGACACCCAGACGGTACCAGTGGTCACATTGTAATTGGTGGTGCATACTTTACAGATATGCTCGATCACACTGCTGGAACTCTGACTGCAAGTAGTGCAATTATTGTTGACTCAAACAAAAAGATCGATGACCTACTAGTTGATAACTTACAACTAAATGGTAATGCTATTGTTTCTACAGATACTAATGGTGATCTTACTATTACTCCAAATGGTACTGGTGATCTTATACTTGATGGTGTTAAGTGGCCACAAGCTGACGGAAGTGCTAGTCAATTCTTGACTACAGATGGTTCTGGTCAAACTTCTTGGGCATCTATCCCAAGTGGAAGCTTTACTGTATCCGATGGTGCAGGTAGCCCAACTACCTTTACCTTTACTACAGGTAACACTCTAAACTTGATTGGTGGTACTAATATTACTACCGATACTAGTACTGGCGGTTCTGTTACTTTCAATGGTAAGAGCGATGCGGATATCATTACTCTTGCACAAGGCGCTATTTCTGGTAGTTCTAGTATCACCAATACTGCAGGTACTTTAACTATTCCTGCAAGTGGTGTTACTGCTGCTCTTTATGGTTCTGCGTCTAGTGTTCCAGCAATTACAGTAGGAGCCGATGGAAGAATCACAGGTGCTACAAATACTCCTATTTCTATTACTACAAGCCAGATAGGTTCTTTCTCAACTGATGTAAGAAATACTCTCTCGCATACTAGCACTGGTGATGGTTCCGTAACATATACTGCAGGTACTGGTGTTATAGCATATTCAGGACCTGGTGCTTCTGACTATCGTGCCGCGTTCAGTAACGGTACAGGCGTAACTATTACTTCCGGTTCAGTAGCAATTGGTCAGGCTGTCGGAACATCAGACAACGTAACCTTTAACGATGTAATCGTCTCTGGTGATCTCACTGTTAGTGGTACAACTACTACTATTAATACTACTAACTTGAATGTTGAAGATCCTCTGATCTCTCTAGGTACAGGTAACACCGCTAACTTAGTAGATGTCGGTCTATTCGGAACGTATAATGACGGCGCTCAGAAATATGCTGGTTTATTCCGTGACGCTGATGATTCTGGAAAGTGGAAGTTATATGATGAGTCCTCTGTTGCTCCTACTACCACTGTTAATGTCGGTGGTTCTGGTCATGCTGTAGCAACTCTGGTAGCTGATCTTGAAAGTGCTAATGTTGCTATCACAGGCGGTACTATTACTGGTATTACAGATCTTACAGTTGCCGATGGTGGTACTGGTGTAAGCTCCTTTATCGCGAATAGAGTATTATTAGGTAATGGTACTAATGCACTCTCATCCGTTCCTACAGGTACTCAAGGGCAGGTAATGGTTGTCAATGCTTCTGGTGTTCCTGAGTTTGCTTCTATTGATGGCGGAACCTTCTAAGATAATATAAGTGAAATAACCCGTCTACTGGTAAAACAGTAGGCGGGACTTCTTAAACATAAACTCCAGCGTATATACGCAATTTATAGGAGGCCACATGGCTCAAACAATTAAGTTAAAACGTTCGGCTACACAAGGGGCAATCCCCACAACAAGCTCACTAGAGCTTGGTGAAGTAGCAATCAATACGTATGATGGTAAGATGTACATCAAAAAGAATGACGGTTCTGACTCTATAGTCGAACTTGGTACAGGCGGAGATGCCCCTGCAGGCGGTGTATGGACAGAATATCTATATACAGCAACAGCGGGACAAACGGCTTTTACTGGCTCAGATGATAATTCAAATACCCTCTCTTTTCTAACAGGTTATATTCAGGTATTCTTCAACGGTATATTACTAGATCCCGCTGTTGACTATACTACCTCTGGTAACACTGTTACTCTCACTGTTGGAGCTTCTCTCAGTGATGTAATTCAAATCGCAGCCTTTAGCAAGGTTTTAGGTACTGGCGATATTATCATTGACTCTTTCACCGGAGATAATACAACTACTGCCTTTACTATGTCTACTGATCCTGGCGTAGAAGGTAATACCCAAATATTCGTAGATGGTGTGTACCAGAATAAAACTGGATACTCTATCTCAGGCACTACTTTAACATTCAGCGAAGCCCCCGCAACCTCTGCCGCTATCGAAGTAGCAATTGGCTCGCGAGAACTTTCTTATGCAGATACCACAGCAATAACTCTCTCTGGAGATGTAAGTGCTGTAAACGGTACCTTTACTGGAGACCTTACAGTCTCAGGTACTATTGCCACAAACTCAACCGTTGATGGGCGTGATGTTGCTACTGACGGCACCAAACTTGACGGCATAGAGGCTAATGCAGACGTAACAGATACTGCTAACGTGACGAGTTCTGGAGCCTTAATGGACAGTGAGGTTACTAACCTTGCTCAAGTAAAAGCATTTGCTTCATCAGACTACGCTACAGCGGCACAAGGCACAACTGCTGACTCTGCTTTACAAACTGGAGATAAGGTGGCGGTAGGAATAGAGTCTGTCGTGACAGCTACGTCACTAACAGCAACAGTAAACACACACGTTTATGTGAGCGCAGCAGGGCAGACGATTACGCTCCCTACAGGCCCAACAATAGGCCAGCGAGTTATGGTGACGGTAGGCAACTTTGTCAACACAATCATTGGTCGCAATAGCTCAAATATTATGGGCAGTGGTACTGATATGACACTGGATACTGCTTACCTTTCAATTCAATTCATATACATAGATTCTACAAGAGGATGGGTAATATCATGAGTAATTTTACAGACTATATAGGTGGCAGTGGCGGGTCAGCTTCATACCCCACAATCTTTTTAAGTAAGTCCCAAACATGGGTTCCGCCTCAAGACGGCAATATCTGCATTCACGTTATTGGTGGAGGGGGCGGTGGTGCTGGCTGGACGAATGACTGCGCTAGTGGTGGTGCTGGTGGCTATTGCAAAAAGAATACTTTAGCAGTCACTACTTCAGGCTCTTTTACAGTTGTTGTCGGCGCCGCTGGAATTGGTGGGGCTAACCAAGCTCCATCCTACAACGGCAATGGAGGGAATGGAGGAAACTCCACTGTTGCTGGTACAGGACTATCAAGCACCCTTACGGCTAATGGAGGTACAGGGGGCGCAAAAGCTGGCGGCAGTGGTGGCGCAGGAACCGGTGGGGCAGCCTCAAACGGTGACGTTAATAACACAGGTGGCGCAGGAGCCGCAGTTGTTAATTATAACGGTGGTGCTGGCGGTGGCGCAGTCGGTCTCACAGGTACAGGGCAGGCAGGTACTATTGGCAATTTAGACAGACCTCTAGCGGGGCAATGTGACATTGTTGGAGACTTCTGGTCATCGACAATGGGACAAATAGCGGGTGGTATAGCTGGGCGTTGTATTAGAAGAACGAACAGCACAGTACCTTATGACGCTGTCAATGGCGGCCCCTTATCAGGCGGTGGCGGTGTTTTATTTAATACAGGCTCTGAGATGCTAGTGCAAGGCGGTGCTGGTGGCATTGGTGGCGGTGGCGGTGCGGCAGAAAACAGGGGCCACATATCGTCATCTTTAGGCGGTGAAGGTGGTCAAGGTATTGTAGTAATACAATACATCCCATAAAGGAGAATTAAATGAAATACAATATTAAAGATGCTGATGGCAACATTACAAATACCATTATGGCTGATGCTGAGTTTGTTGAGGCTAACTTTGAGCATTACGAGCTTTGGGTAGACCCTACACCCGCAGAACTTACAGCAGAAGAAGTTGGGCGTAGATGGCGCAATGGGGAGCTGTCGTCAACAGACACAGCTTCACAGACTCCTGACTGGCCAAACAGAACTAATATTCTAGCATATAGAGTACTGTTGAGAGACTGGCCTTCTACCGAAGATTTTCCAGCTACTCAGCCAACAATGCCTACAGACTAATACAAGGCTTTCAATAGCAAGCTAATCGGAAACTAAAATGTCAAAATCAAAAGCAAGACATATGGGTGACATGATGGGAGCGGATGGGGTCGTAAAGGCCTCGTCAGCCCCTACTGTTACTAACGCACGGCTAGGCGATGGCTCTGTTACAACTCTAAAGATCGCAGACAGTAATGTTACAACTCTAAAGATCGCAGATAGCGCTGTTACTTCCGATAAGATTACTCCTACTCTCGCAGTGGGTATACCTACTACCGTAATCAGCAGTTCAGCTACAGCAGTGGCAAATAATCACTATTTTATAGATACCGCCACACAAACACTTACTCTTCCTGCTAGCCCAACGGCTGGGCAGAAAGTGTCCGTAACTGTGGGCAATTTCACAGATACTACAGTTGCTCGGAATAGCGAAAATATCGCATCTCTCGCTTCTGACTTAATAATAGACGTAGCCAACTTGGGTGTAACCCTTTGCTACACTAACGCATCAAGGGGGTGGGTAATACTATGACAGCAATTTCAACATTAATTTCAGCAGGTGGTGGCGGTGGTGGAACTTTATTCACAATCCCCATTACCAAATCAACAACATGGACTCCTCCGTTTGACGGTACTGCAGTTATCCACTGCATAGGCGCTGGAGGCGGTGGGGCTGCATGCACGACAGGTAGCGGAGGTCAAGACCCCGGTGGTGGTGGAGCTGGCGGGTATAGCCGAAAGGTCGTTACTTTGTCAACAGGTACTAATTGGACAATGGTGGTTGGCGCTGGTGCTGCGGCTGTTGGGCAGAATACCAACGGAAACGCTGGAGGCAACACAACAGCCTCTGACGGGTCATCAAGTTTAGTAGCGAACGGCGGTGGTGGTGGAACGTCAGGCGATACTGCGGGTCTCGGAGCGGGCGGCACGGCTTCAGGTGGCGATATTAACAATACTGGGGGCGCGGGAGGCACTAGTACTTCCGGCAATGCGAGTATGCAGGGTGGGGGCGCTGTTGGTGTTTTAGGTACAGGAAATGCTGGGGATTCAGCTTTCGGTGGACAAAGTAATGTAAATAACATCTATCATGGAGGTCACTCTGATGTTCAAAGCCCTCAGTTTGATAATACTAATGGCGACCTTAGGGGAGGGGGAACAGGAGGTCATTTCCTTAATGTAAGAACCACAGGATATTCTCTTAGTGTGAATTCAAACGGAGGATTTTTAGCTGGAGGGGGCGCGGCATACAACAGCTATAATGCCGCTATGGCTATAGCAGGTGATGGAGGTATAGGAGGCGGTGGAGGTTCTTGTATGGTGTACGGCGCTTGGACAACGGATGCGGTTTCTGCTGGTGCTGGTGGCGACGGTTTAATCATTGTTATGTACACGGCGATAGGATAAGGAGAATACTATGAGCAATAAATGGATAATTAAAGACGCCGATGGAAACATCACTAACCCTTGCATTTTAGCTGATGAGGCTTTTGTACAATCGCTTTCTGATTACTATGAAGAGTTTGTAGCACCTACACCTGTAGAGCCTACAGCAGAAGAAACTGCTCGTAGCTGGCGTGACGGTGAGCTGACTAGAACTGACTACATAGTCCCTCTGTCAGATCACCCACAGCATAGTGATTATATGGCTTATAGAGTATTGTTAAGAGACTGGCCGTCAACTGAAGACTTTCCAGCTACTAAACCAGTACTAGGAGAATAAGAATGGCACTTACTAGAATTCAAGCGGATAGTATCACCGCAGGCGTAATAGAAGCGAAAGTCGATATAGCTATTAATAATCTTATCGACTCCGCTCCTGGCACGTTAGATACTCTCAACGAATTAGCCGCTTCTCTTGGAGATGATGCTGATTTTGCGGGAACAATGACTACCAGTCTTGCAGGTAAACTACCGCTTGCAGGTGGTACTATGACTGGCAGTATTACTTTTGGTGACAATAACAAGGTAAACTTTGGTGCTGGTACTGATCTACAAATATATCATGATGGTACTAATAGTTATATTGATGACTTCGGTGAGGGATCGATTAAGCTAAGATCAGGTACGTTCACTGTATCTAATTTAGCAGGAACCAAAACCTCAGCAGAGTTTAATTCTGCAACGGGTCAAGCTTTATACTATAACAACGCTGTGAAGTTTGAGACAACTGTTACAGGTATTTCCGTAACAGGAGACATAGCAGCTGTAAACGGAGCATACTCCGGTACGGGTGCTCTGAAACTTCCTGCAGGTACAACTGCAGAAAGACCTACTCCTGCTGCAGGACAATTTAGATATAACAGCACTGAAGGTAAATTCGAAGGATACACAGACTCTTGGGGTGAAATCGGTGGTGGTGGTGCAAGTTTCCAGCTAAATCAGTTTACTGGTAATAGCTCTACTACTGCATTTACTCTCACAAAGCCTGTTGAGGAGAACAATAGTCTAGTATACCTCGATGGTGTCTACCAGAGCAAGTCTCACTACAGCCTGTCAAGCAATACTTTGACCTTCAACACAGCTCCTCCTACCGGAGTCGCAATTGAAGTTGTAGGCGCTATTATGGCACAGCCTCTTGCAAGCACTGATTTTAAACTCAATCAGTTCTCTGGCGACGGATCAACCGTAGCATTTACACTGTCAGCAGCACCTGCATCTGAGAATGATACAAGTGTTTATATCAATGGTGTATATCAGTCGAAGTCAAACTATGCTATCGCTGGAACTACAATTACGTTTAGTACTGCTCCACCTGCTACAACTTCTGTAGAAGTAATGGCAGCAAGTAGTGTGGTAGTATCAGTAGCTATTCCAGACGATGGAACGGTTACTACTGCAAAGATCGCAGATGGTTCCGTTACAGCGGCAAAGCTAGCAGCAGGTGCTGGTGGTGCTTATAACGAATTTGCTATTAAAACTACTAACTATACGGCAAGTGCTCGTGACCAACTAATTGTCAACTCAAGCAGCGCAGTAACCATTACTCTACCTGCAAGCCCATCAGCGGGCAACGTGGTGTTCATTAAGAATGCTGGTGCAGGTGTAGTAACTGTGGGTCGCAATGGCTCGAATATTAATTCAACGGCAGACGATGGTCAACTGGTTACAGATGCAGCGGCAACGCTAGTATATGTAGACAGCACTATTGGCTGGAAGGAGCTATAAGATGGCGATAAGTTTAGGTGGGGGCGGTAGTGCCTCAGTAATAAATGAAACAATAGATATAAATTCAGCAGAGAATTTGATTACTTTAGCTGATGGTCGTGTGTATCTGAAGGGTGGTGTTTTTGAAACAGACACTACTACCTACCCTGATGCAACTCTTTCCTATCAATACACAGGAACAAATTTTTATGTAGGAGCTGAAGAGATTTACCCAAGTGGCATAACATGGGATGGCACCCATTTTTGGGTAGTTGGTAGCAACGTGGATAGAGCATTTAAATACACTGCGGCTGGAGTATACACAGGGACAAATTTTGCTATTGGTCAAGACTCAAGTCCACAAGGCATAACATGGGATGGAACCCATTTTTGGGTGGCTGGTAATGGCTCAGATACTGTATATAAGTACACTGCGGCTGGAGTATACACAGGCACAAGTTTTAGTGTATCAAGTCAAGACACAAGTCCACAAGGCATAGCGTGGGATGGCACTTATTTTTGGGTGCTTGGTAATATCAATGATACTGTATATAAGTACAACTCTTCTGGCGTGTATCAAAATGTAAGTTTTAGTGTAAATGCTCAAGCCCCAAGCCCAAAGGATATAACGTGGGACGGGACTAATTTTTGGGTGGTTGGTACTAATACTAATAATTTATATAAATACAATACCTCTGGCGTGTATCAAAATGTAAGTATAAACTTTTCCGGTCAATCCACAAACGCAGAGGGTGTAGCGTGGGATGGAACTAGTTTTTGGATACTTGATAATGTTGGTGACAGTGCATATGAATACAAAAACGTTATTGGCGTAACTTCATCCACAGAGGCAGCAATGGGCAGGCAAAACTACGTGAGGATTAAATAATGGCTTTAATAATACAAGCAGACCATGTTTCACCAACATCAGCAGCGATCTTTTGGCGTAATGACGAATTAGCTCGCACAGATATAGCAGCAACTGTATCTGACTTTCCTAACGCAACTAATATTCTAGCATATAGAGTACTGTTGAGAGACTGGCCTTCTACCGAAGATTTTCCAGATACTCGTCCAGTAATCCCAACAGGAGAATAAGAATGGCACTTACACAAGTACCAGCAAGCATGGCAGATAGGTCCTTACCTACCACTGTCGTAGCGACAAACACAACTCTCGCAGCAGATAGCTATTATTATGTTTCTGCCGCGACAGTTACTGTTACATTGCCGGCCAGCCCTACAGCTGGTCAGCACGTATCAGTTGCAATAGGTAATTTCACAGATATCGTAGTAGCGCGAAATGGCTCGAACATTATGTCACTCGCAGAAGACCTTACAATGGACACTGCCTATCTCTCAATTCAGTTTATATACACAGATTCTACAAGAGGGTGGATAATATCATGAGTAATTTTAAAGACTTTATAGGTGGCGGTGGCAGTGGTTCAGAGGTCAATGACGTTAAATACATAGCAAGTACCGTTGATCTTATAACTACAGATAGCGGAGAGAAGTGGCAAAAGTCTGGTTTACTCACTAACTCTGACACTACTACATATTCCGGTGCTACTACTTTTCAAGGAAATATTGGTACAAACACAGACGCTGAAGTTTCTTTGGCCGATACAAGTAGCAACTGGTCAAAGCAATGGAGCAGTAATATTACTACTAACGGTATATGGGTCTGGAATGCAAACACGGGATCTGCTTCTGGTAATAATCAGCTTTTTGCCAGAAAGCTCGATGGTACGGGATCACAGGTTCTCGCATCAGATAGACCTAACTATACCAGTGCGAATGGTAGGCAACAAGTAATGGCCCACCGGGACGGGTACTTTTATACTCTATATCCAGTTTCGTGGACTGCAGCGGACGGATACACAAACAGATACCACCAACTCGATAAATATAGTATTAATAATAGTACAGGAGTACTAACCTTCGTCCAAACAATTAGCAGTTCTATAAACTTTGGGTCATATTGGGTAGACTCTTGGCTCCCTAACCAAGTGGACCCAGATAACTATTTCCATGTCATAGGTAAAGGCTCTAATAATAGATTATTTAAATTGCATAAAGATGGAACTATTACAGATAATATAAAAAACTGGGCAGGCGGCGATGCTACTTTTCCAGCAGACACTGCCTCACTACACGAATTTGCTGGTAAAATCTGGGTAAAAGGGATGAGCGAGGGTTTTATGTATGTATACACTTCCGACTTTATGACGTTTATAGAAAAAATTGATGTAGGCTCCGCAGTTCAGGGCACTTTCTTCTCGAAAACAGACTCTACAGGTGTTATGGCAGAAGACAGTTATTCAAGTATGGCCTCAAGTGCTAGTGGCGCCCATAACTACCAACGCCTATACCAGGCTACCGACGCGGGGTATAAAAATCACCCCCCAAGCACTATTGTTGGTACTGCTCAGGCAAAAACTGACGGCACCGGTGTAACACAATATATGAGGATACTATAATGATTGAATCAGAGCTACCTTATCTAAATTTAACCCCAGAGCAGTCGGCAGCAGTCGAGGCCTTGTTTAATCGAAACTGGAGAGATCAAGAATTAGCAGATACAGACTACATGGTGCCTATAATAGACCACCCACAGCATAGTGATTATATGGCTTATAGAGTACTGCTGAGGGATTGGCCTTCGACTGAAGACTTCCCAGCTACTAAACCAGTACTAGGAGAATAAGAATGGCATTTACTAAAGTTTCGTCTGCAATGGCAGATCGTTCACTTGCAACTACTATAGTTGCTACAAACTCTACGCTAGTAGCAGACAATCACTATTTTGTGTCTACTGCTGGCGTAACAGTCACCCTTCCTGCAAGTCCTACAGCGGGGCAACACGTCTCAATTACTGTAGGTAATTTTGCAGATACTATCGTGGCGCGCAATGGAGAGAATATAATGGCAACAGCCGAAGACATGACAATAGATACAGCAAACATGGGGCTACAATTTGTATACTCAGATGCTACAAATGGATGGAGACTACTATGAGTACATTAACAGGTTTTATTAGTTCTGGTGGAGGCGGT